CTATTCCGCGCATCTATTTAGTGATTTACGCGTCTTATCTTCATTGTCAGAGGCCTCAGTTAGCGTCATCGCTTTAGTTCTGGCACTAACCTCCTGAATCGTGCTGGCGTACTCCTGAGCAGATTTCCGGGCCTGCTCCTGATTCTGATAAACAGCATACCAGGCACCTGCACCCAACATCACTAAACCCGGAATCCCCCCAATTAATCCCATCGCGCCACTCATCAACCGGGTGCCAACAGATGTAACACTGTTGAGGTTGTTTTGTGCAGATGTTCGCCCTGAAATATTACGGTTAAGTGTTGACTGGGCTGCAGCGAGTTTCTTTTCCGCAATAGCCTGTGTATCAGCATTTTTGGCGGCCATTAGACCAGCTTGCGCACGCTCCAGGGCTGTCCTGGCTCGTACTTTTTCTGTTGCTGTTCCACTAGCAAGCGCGGTAGTAAGTCTGCTTTGCGCGGCAGTGACTTTAGATTCTGCAGCCGCGACTCTCTCCTGTTGCGCAGCCTGAACATCCGCACTTTTCGCACTCTGAAGTGCCTGTTGGGCCCGATAAACTGCAGCACGGGAAGCAGCAACAGAAGATTGAGCAGCTTTTTCCTGTGCAACGGCAAGTGCTACTTCTGATTTTGCAGCTGAAATAAGCGCCCCGGTGGCGCTGGTTGCGCTTGTAACAATCCCACCAAGATACCGGGCCAACCCTATCCCAACCAAGCCACCTGCAGCGGTGGTAACCAATGACATATTATCTGCTACGTCACTGAGGGCCCCACTTACAGCAGAAGATGTAAGAGAATCAAGCGTCTTTGCCAAGCCATCAAGGCCCCCAGAAAGGGCATCTGTTGCGCCAGTCGCCTGGCTTACACCTCCAACCCAGGCCATAAAGGAGTTCGTTACTTTTTGCATTGATCCCGAAACTGTCGGCGGTAACGAGGAAAACTCGCCCTTCAATACGCCCAACTGGCTAATCAATGCTGGCACGACTTTATCAATCGTTAGTTGTCCCTGATCCGCCATTGCTTTCAGGTCCTTGCGCGCAACCCCCATGCCTGCAGCCAATGCGCGGATGACTCGATCCCCAGATTCGTTAACAGCATTAAACTCTTCACCACGCAGCACCCCTTGGGCAAGCGCCTGGCTAAACTGGGTAATAACAGAACCGGACTCTTCAGAACTCGCACCAGATAGTTTAAGTCCTGTTGATACCGCCTCGGTGATTTTGAGTACTTCATCTGAGCTATAGCCAAATTCACGCATAGATGCAGCAGCTCGCGAGAATAAATTGGCGTTATCAGTAAAAGCAGTCCCCGTACTCTGGCTAATCGCCATTAAACGAGTCTGAGATAAAGTAAAATCATTCGTAGATATTGATGCTTGTTTAAGCCGAGCATTCACTGAGTTCCATTGATCTGCAATTTGAACCAGTTTACCTGTAGCAAATGCTGCAGCTGCAGCCGTAGCAGCTCGGCCAGCGGAAGCAAATCCATCCGTTAACTCGGAAAGAGCTTTTTGGCTTTCCTTAGAAGCGGCAGCGGCCTGACGCCCGCCATCCTGCATAGTTTTATAATAGTCTTGTCCCATGCGTGATGCGCGGGCGATCTCAGTCTGGAATGACTGAGAGTTAGCAGAAACTTTGATGATAAGTTCACGCAGGGTTGCCATTTCATTTCCTCGGAAACAAAAAGCCCCGCAATGCGGGGCTTTTTTATGCTTTCAACATTATTAAATTAAACCAGCTTTCTTCCTGGCTTCTTCGAGGTAATCTTTTTCTGGTTCATCTTTTTTATGAGCAAGTGCAATCAGAAGATCAATTTGTGCACTTTGCTTTTCTGAGATTTCTTTAAGCATAGCGATCTGATCATTTGCTCTTACACTTCCTCTGTTAAGGAAATACCAGATAACGAGATCAATAAGACGAGCAAAAACAAATAATAAAACCCAGCCAGTAGTAGTCATTTAAAGCACTCCGTGTGTCAAAAAAAACAACATAACACCTGTAAAGAGAGGCTTCTACACGAATTAATATCGACCATCCTATTTTGTAAGATCATGCTGAGGCAGCAAGCAAAGCGGCCTCTAACCCAGCAAATGGATCGCTGCTGTCACTTGCCTCGTCTTCTTCTGTGCTCCACTGAAGCTGAGCGTCTTCAATGGTGAGTTTTCCGCCTTGTGCGCCGTACACCGCTGAAACCAGCTGTGCATTGAGAATATCGCCACGGATATCACCGATCGGGCTGATACGGTCGTATTCAGCCCACATCCTGAACTCCCCCACCGTCATAGTCTGTCGCAGTTCACCCAGCGTGCGTCCCATCCGGAGCGCCAGCGACATCAGGAACTGCATGCCAGGCATTTTTACTTTGCTTTGGCATCATCCGCGTCACGAATGAGATCGAGTGCCTGTTTCAAAAGCCGGGAGTGGACGGGACCATACATTGATTCAATATCTTTGGTATCGTCGATGGTAAAGACGGGATGAAGGTCAGTATCCAGTAAAATATCAATAAACAACGTGACATCTGCCCGCATCGTGCGGAAGGCACGCTCTGAAGGGGTCAGCTCTGGCACCTCTGGTGCTTCCTGCCCTTCTGGGGGTTTTGGTTGTTCCGGGCTGGCGATCCCCTGCCAGCGAATCCAGGCTTCAGCGGATGGTTCGCGAATGATAACTTTGGCGTTTTCCCACTCAGGAACGGTGACTTCTTTTTTACGAAAACCCGCCATCGGGGCCAGCGCCAGCGCTTTAAGATTCTGTTTTGACATTAAGTTTATCGCCGGTTTCCCGGCGCTCCATTAACTGATGGTTACGGTGTGGTCAGCAGAGGTGATAACGGTGCCATCAGCATCAGTAACCACACAGGAATAAACGCCCGCATCGCCTGATACTGCGCTGGCCTTATTAAACGTTGCGTTGGTCTGCCCGCTGACTGTAGAAGAACCTTTTTTCCAGACGTAGGTATAAGGTTCCGTTCCTCCCTGGACGACCACACCCATTGTCAGAGCACTACCGACCGCAACTGTCTGCGATGCAGGAAGATCAGTAGCGAAAGACAGGACGCCAGGAGCGTCAATATTGGTTGGCTTGCCTTTCAAACGCAGCGAGAACGTTGCGGCTACCACACCATTGGTTTGAGAATCCCAGGTATGTTGACGTACCTCAGCGCGCATCAGGAACCCGTTACCAGACGGGAAAATAACCTTAAATCCATAAACGCCGTCGTTATCGTATGCTTCACGAAGGGCATCCTGCGCCGGGTTGCGATAGAAGTTACCCGAGAGAGACATCTCCGACGGAGCAGGAAGTCCGTTGATATTTTCTGTTTCATCAGAACAAAGCGCTGTCACGTCAATATCGTTTTTCTGCCCGGCGGTAAAGCTAGCCTGCTTGATTGTGCAACTCAGGTTTAACCAGGTCGCCGTATCCATCTCTGCCGCGGTAACCGGCGCTGAGGTAATCATTACTACCGTTTTTTGGGCACGTTCATATAGTGCTGACATCGCAGCCTCCATAAATGAAAAAAACCGCCAGCGGCGGTCGGATTGGATGGTTTTCAGTCAGGAAATGACTGTTATTTCAAGCGTTGCCCGGTGCAGGTGGGTTGTTGTGTCGTAGCCGGGGATTTTTGTCACCTCAACAGGTGAAAGCACTTCCAGACGAGAAAGAGCTTCAAGCCGCAACGCTCTGGCCTCATCGTTTGTTTTTGCCCACACATCAACCTGAATATGTAGCGTAGATTCGGCCTGCCCGCAGAACACATCCCCGGATACGTCAGTCGGTATTGAGAAAATGATGTAAGGATCGGCAACAGCAGGCAGATTGTCGCTCCCGAGCGGTACCACACACGGATAAACCCTCCCGTCTGCCAGCGGAGACAGAAGGTTATAGATATCATCCTCTGTCATTTAGCCAGCACCTCATCAATCGCCGTATTCATCCTCTGCATGGCTACCTGTGCAGCCTCTTCCAGCCGGGTATCAAACGCTGGGCGGACAAAAGGATGAGCGGGAGCTGTTGCCGTTCCCAGTTCAACAAAGCGCCAGTAGAAAGCATTCCGTTTGTTGCTGGCCTTCATGGTGTTGTCGCTGTTCCCTGTTTGCGGATTAACCCCGCGAATATGAACCCCTGATGCGATTTCACCGCGACGGCGGCTTTTCTGAGTGACCGCAACGACGTTTTTCTTCAGCTTCCCGGTTTGTTCGGGAGCCCGATCAATCACTTCCTGTCGGAGGACTTCAGCCCCGGCACGAGTAGAGTCCCGGAGGACTTTGTTATTTTCAGCTTTGCTGAGGGTTTGCAGATCACGAGCGATATCCTGCAAGCCGGAAAAATCCAGATTCACATCAATCATTTTTCGGTCCCCTGTTTGCAGAGAATTTCCAGGCGGGTACCTTTGCTGTCTGGCACTGGAGGCCCGGTGACGTTCAATGTCACTCCTTTGTAGGGGCCGTTACGCACAAGAAGCCGGGATGAGGCAGAAATATCATTGCGGTACCGAACCCAGACACGAACAGTCGCATCAGCTCGTTCGGCTCCGGCAGTCAGGCTCTCTCGCCCGCTGATTCCCTTAACCTCTGCCCAGATGGTTTTTCCATCTTCCCATTTTTCAACTGGTTGACCGGATGGAGTTCGCGTAGCGGTAAAATTACGGATGGTGATCCGGTGCCGCATCGGTCCAATCTTCATGGTCCCTCCGTTAAACTCCCATATCTATGCGATAGGGATTAAGCAACCAACGCGCAGGTCCAGGGATATCAAGGCTTAGATCATCCCCGCGGTTTTCATACAACCAGCCCAATATAAGAAGAACCGCACTCTGAACAGAGGGTGTGATAATAATTGGGCGATCGCCGGCGCTTTCATGTTCAACTGCGTTATCCAGTGCGACCTGGTCTGCATAAAAACGACGGTTAAGAAACTGCATAGCAGCATCCTCCGCAGCGGCCAGATACCCCTCCACCAACGTTTTATCGATTTCATCATCCAGCCTGAGATGTTCCATGGCTGTTTCAGTGTTGATTACCGTCATAACCATTACCCTTTGGTTTCGGGGGCGCGGTTCATTTTGTTATCAGGGGCTTCACCAACTATCGTCACCAGCCCGTTACCTTTGAGTTCAGCAGCACGTAAGCGAGAAACGTGAAAAGGATCATCGGCTGGCGTTCTGAAAATATCGCCATCCATAAAACGCCGGACAGGTTGAACCTGAATAGTCCCGGAATCGGGTACAGGTGATAAGTTGTCGTTAACTGATGCAGTAGATTCAGCCACATTTTTCCTGGCCATCATGCTCTCCTCAAAAAGAGAGGGCCGCTAAACGGCCCTGTGTTTGTCAGCCGCCAGAAGCGGTTACAGTACCGGTGACAAAAGCCTCCGGCCGATAGACCGCCAACGCCAGACGTTCTTCCGCACGAATGGTGACCATGTTTTTAACAAAGTCGTCTTCGTTTTCAGTGGAGAGCAGGACTTCGATATCCATGCGGTCGAAGATTTGCGCCGCCATATTAAACGCCCCGGTCAGGAAGTTGTTCTGCGCCATGGCCTGTGTTTCCACAACCGGGAGACCCCAGATACGCGGAACACCACCATTGACCGGCTGCGCGATGATATAGCGGCCTTCGTTATCTTTGGTCAGCTCAATGCCCGCCCAGTCAATCGGGTTCAGTACAAAACCGGACGCCGGATATTCCGCCAGGACGGCCTGTAAAACCGCCAGACGAAGACGATCAATCGGCGTGGCATTGGACAAGGTAAGGGCCGGTGCAAATTCTGTTGCCTGCGGCAGAATGCCGAGGATATTCGCACCGGTACCATCGCCGCTCAGCAACTGCTGCTCTTCTTTAAAGCGAAGACCATACTGAGCACGACCATCGATATAGCTGGCCAGACCGGGCGCGTCGTCCAGGATCTGACGGGACGCTTTAAAATAATGCGCAATAGTACGAACAGGCGCACTTTTCAGCTCAAACTGAATGTCAGATTTTGGCTTAAGTGCACCTTCAGCCACAGCTGCAGCATTATTGGTAAACCCTTTCTCCTGAACGAATTCAATCCCGTTAGATGCGGTATTGCCAGGGATCAGCAGATTACGAATTGTCAGAGTTCGTTCCGGCGGGGCGATAATGCCCTGAACACGATCGGAGACTACCAGGCTGTTGGTTGTACTCACGCCAGTGCCCGTAGTCGCCGGTACGTTCATGATGTCTTTCTGCTCAAGCCTTACACGGATGCTCTTGCGGGCCGAGCTGTCCATTCCTTTGAACTCTTCACTTTCGACCACCAGCTCACCGATCGATTTTCGCTGCTGAGGTGTGTCGTTCTGACGGCGTGCACCTTTTTGCTCAAGTTCAGTGAGGCGTTCTTTCAGCTCGTTCATCTGATTCAGGCTTTCGTCCGTTAGTTGTTTCAGTTCCTGCGAAACGGTTTCTCCGGCCTCCATTTTTTTCTTCACGTCTTCGCCGAAGTTTTTGACCTGATTAATCACCATAGTGAGCTGGGTAGAGATTTCGCCAATTGTTTGTGGCTGATCGTCAGCCGATTTTTTCTTGTACATATATATCCCTTAGAGAATTTTGGGGAGAGAAAACTGGCTCAGTTGCTGGCGCATCGCCGCAATAGCCGCTTTGGTTTCGCCGTCTTCGCCCCCGGACTCACTCCGGTCAAGCAGATAGGACAGCCCGCGGGAGGCGACCGCAGCGGACTGACTTTTCGAGAAACCTGCCTCTCGCAGGAACTTCTCAAATTCAGGTAAGGAAGGAAGATCACCGTGTGACAATTTCGATTTAATGACGTCGATGCGGGCATCGTCGTTGGCCGGGACGGTAACAATCGAGATTTCAACCAGATCGAGCTTCGTTAATGTGCGGATCCGGGTTTTCTCATCGTAATTCGATTCCCGGACGTAATAGCCAATGGAAAGGCCGGTAATGGCACGAGTTTTCATGCCCCGCCAGGCTGTTTTTGCATAGGCAGCATCGTCAAGCCACAACGCCCCCTCACCAAACAGGCCATGCTTATCTTCTTTGAGGGTCGAAATATCCCAGTTGCCTATGGGTTCGCCGGTGCGATGCTGCCAGAGAACCGGGAACGTTCTCCCCTTCGCCCGTGTTTCCTCGATGCTTTCGAGGAAAGCGCCCGGCGCCACGACTTCGTTGTAGCTATCCACCACATCGAAGACAGAACCGTACCCAGAAAAAAGGCCGTCATCGTTGACGGCCTTAATGTCGAAGTCGAATGCCTTTACTTTCATGGCTGCGTTTTTCCGGTACATTCCGGCGTCTCCTCTGATTTAATGCCAAGCCATTCCCGCAATGCGTTTTTGGCCGATTCACTGTCGCCGGACTTGCCAAGCTGATCTATCGGCAGCAGGTTGGATTGAACGGTAAGTTGATCAGCGCCGGGTTTTGGCTGAAGGTTTTCTTTTTGCCGTGCTTCATTGCGGGTCATCAGACCGTTCTGGGTCATTGTTGAGTAAAAGGCGGCACGGGCGGCGCTGTCGGCGCGTAAGAGACCTTCAATGGAAAACTCCGCGAAGTACTTATTTCTTTCTCCCGGAGCCAGGAGACTTTTACGAACCGCCTGCTCTATACGGGTCAGCCATGGACGAAGCGAAAAAGTTAAAAAGCCGATCAACATCTGTTCGACCCCGCTCCCCCACATCGTCTGCCCCTGGGCACTATGGCCAATCAACCCCGGCCATACTCTGAACCACCGACAAATCTCTTCGATATTGAATGCTCTGGACTGCAGCATCTGGGCATCTTCCGGGTTGAGGTCAACAGGTTGAAACTTCATGCCCGCCTCAAGAACCATCATTTTCCCGGTATTCATGGAACCGGAAAATTGTTCAACCATGCTTTCCCGGACTTCATTGCGCTGCTCTTTTTTCAGGATCTGATCCATTGAGAGAACGCCGCTGGGCCGCATACCGTTTTTGAAAACTTTGGCGCTGGCTTCATCTGTTGCCATAGCCAGACCAAGTGTCTGACGGGCATAACTGATAGGTGACAGCCCCATAACACCATTAGTGCTGAAGGCACGGATGTGCATAATGTCTCGCTCATCAATGTTTCGGGATAAACCTGAAGGCCAGTCTCGGTAGGTATAAATGGGCTCTCCGCTGTTACTTAAATCAACCTTCATCCTTTCTGGTCTAAGAGGCACCAGCGAAGTAATACGCTTTCCGGTACGATCTATTTCCGCATAAGCATTCCCCCATAAAAGGAGGCTGGCCATGATCATTTCCCAGAACTCCACAGCGGTCATGTCAGCATTAGGTTGATTATGGAGGAGCTCATAAAGCGGGTGCTCGTTTGCACTCTGGCGGCCATCAGCTGTTTTTTCGTAAAAACCAACAGGCAACGTTGCTATGGTTTCGGATAATAATCTCACGCATGACCATACCGCCGACAACTGCAGGGCTTTATCAACCGTAACGGATTTGCCTGCAGCTGACTGCCCACCTGCATAGGCAGCCCAGAATTCGCCGTCAGTAAGTGAAATGGGTACGCCGAGCCACCGGCGAACGGCACTTTTAATCCGGCCAGGCATCTTCTCTTTATTCATGGTGACTCACACTATGATGGGATTACTGAAAAAGTCGTCAATATCGCCGGAATCATCCTCATATCCTTCGGAAGCACCGATCGCCATAGCTCCCGCAACAATGCCGTCGATGCGTCCTGTACTCTTTTTCTTTGCAAAAATTCGGTTTTCTTTCTGATCAGCCTCCGTAACTGCTGACGCTGCATTCCAGCGAAGGCAAGGGTTTGTCCTGATGATAATGACGCTGTCATCGAGCAACTCCTCGAACAATTCGATCGAGTGAGGCATCCACAGCCCGGAATCTTTCGCTTTGTAATACCCTTGCCCATGAGGAATTAAGGGAACAGAAACAGATGCCTCCTCTAGCTCCGGCTCAAGGTATTTAATGCGATACTGGTCGAAGGCGATGGCCTTGATATCAAACTTCTGAGTAAGATCTGCAATGCGCTGGGCAACAAAGCCGTATTTCACCGCTTTACCAGGTGTGGTGTGGATGTGACCATCGCGCTCCCAGGCGTCATAAGGTACCCGGTCCGTTTTGGCCCGTTCCAGCAACGTATCTTTCGGGGTCCAGAACTCCACCAGCAACTTGCGCTGCTTTGGAAAAAACAACGCCAGTGCCGTCAAATCACGCGATCCGGACAGGTCCAGACCGCCATAGCATTCCTCACCTTCCAGTTCATCAGGATCAAAGCTCTCCTCACAACCCATCCAGACATCACTGCTCATCCACGGATTAGCCGCGTCAACCCACTGACAGAAGTTAAGACGTCTGACGATGCTCTCTTTCGATGGCATCCCGCGGGCCTGAGTCACCTGCTCACGAAGATAGCTTTCTTCAAAGGTGTGACCCAGGGAAGGGTTAGCTTTCTTCCAGCAGGACTCATCCTTGAAAGGATCGTCTCCTTCATCCAGAGAACAAATGAAAGCAAAAAAGCTGTCATCTTCTATCGAACCGGCAGAAACCTTTCGGCCATATTCGTGATAGTCATAGCAGACGCTGGTTTTATCGTGCCCACTGTTGGTGATCATGAAAATCAGCGCCTGCCGACGGCCTTTGGTACCGGCACGCATCATTTCAACAACCTGATTGCTTTTATGCTCGTGAACTTCATCGATAAGAGCGCAATGTGGGCGCGGGCCGGACTGCCCGTCATCTGAACTAATTGGACGAAAGAAGGAGCCAGACTGAAGAAAAGCCAGGTTCCATTCCTTTCCGGCGCCACCTGATTTCTGAATACGTGCGGAAAGAGCTGGAGATTGATCCACCATCGCGACAGCATCACGGAAAAGGACCATTGCCTGGTCTTTCTTCGTGGCAGCGGCATAAACTTCAGCGCGTGCTTCTTTATCCGCAGTGAGACAGTAAAGCCCTATACCAGCAGAAAGAGGGGATTTCCCGGATCCCTTCCCGGACTCCACATAGATCATTCGGAACCGGCGAAAACCTCTGGCGTTTTTCCAGCCAAAAATAGACCCAACGATAAAGCACTGCCATGGCAGCAACACGAAAGGCTCGCCTTCGAAATCACCACCGTTGAGCTTCAAAACTTTCGCAAAATAGTCAATCGAGCGTTGCGCCGCCTCAACATCCCAGTAGATACCACGGGCATGACATGACTGTAGATCGTTGAGGTGGCGCTGGCATGAGTTGCGTATGTCAGGACCAGCCAGTTCTTTGCCCGAGGTTACATCCATCGCATATTGGGTTGCTGGATCAACCGAAGAACTTGTCGAGCGTGTCCTCTTCGGGGTCTTCGCCATTCACTTTCACCTTCGTCCTTGCCGCTGGCGTCAGACCGAATTCAACCAGGTAACTTTTAAAGCGGCGGTCGGCATCGGCCAGCATCGAAACGGCCGGGTTAGCTTTGATAAGAAAACCACCCTCGGTCTGGACGGTATAGGTTCTTCCCTCTACTGCGATGGTGTCGCGCAACTGAAGGATATCAGCATAAATATCGCATAGCCGTTCAAGGGCTAAGGTGTCGGCAACCGTTAGCACCCCCATCCCGTCAAGGAGAACAGTCAACCTTCCCCAGGCAACCTTTCCCCAGTCGGTCAGGTGCGCCGGCGGGCTTGGAATTTCTCGCGCCGGAGTCGGTTCTTTATCGTTGAGTTTACGTTTGCCCGGGTTGCCGGAGACCACTTTGAGATGGGTCGGTTTCGGGCGTCGTCCTGCCATCGGAACCTCCCAGAAAAAATCTTTTCATTTCGCGGTTTTGTACAAAAAGGATGGGCGGCGGTCATTTAGGGTCAGAGTTCTGAACTTTTGACCCGCCCCTCCCCTATGGACTTGACGTCATCTGAACCAGTGAGAGTTTGGATCAAGCGGAATACCGTTTTCATCGCAGCCGATAACGGTGCCACGCTTCTCCATTCGTTGCTTTGTTGAGTCATGGTGCTGCTTACACAGCCCTTGCCAGTTCTTCCGGCTCCAGAAAAGCTTTTGCGCTTTTGCTATTGCCTGGCTGTCACCAGAGCGCAGAGCCTCCTTCAGTTTGTGCGGGATGATGTGGTCAACCACCGTTGCCGCTGTCACCCTGCCTTGCTCCTGGCACATGACGCACAAGGGGTGCGTACGGAGGAAAATAAGACGCTCACGGTCCCACTTGCTGCCGTAGATGCGGGGCTCTTTGTTCATGTGATATCAGTCCAGGTAGCATAAAAAAACCCGCCGAAGCGGGTTGAATCATTCTTTCTTACGATAGCCAGGTAAACTCTCAGCTCTCTTTCTCATCTTGTACTCAGTCTCGGACCAGAACTCGCTAGGGTCATTATTAAATCCGCAATTCTCGCAGATATAATCACCGGTCCAGCCACCTCTTTGCTTATCCTTTACTACATCATTTGAGCCACACTCAGGGCAATATTTCATAGTTCCTCCGCGTCAACTCACCGAAAGTGAGTATAACCCAGCATTATCACAGGCACTCAGTGAATGCCTGCTGTAATGCTTTGCCACTTCCTGGAGTGGCCACGCTCATGCCCTTGAGTAGCTGCCGCATCATCGCCGCTTATAACCGGTACGCGTCTGGCGTTCGCGCTGCTTTACCGGAGCTTATTGTTATCTATGAACCCTTACCCATCACTACACGAGCTCGCCATTACGCGACTCGGGGCAGCATCACTACTGCTACATTGCCTTTCGGCTGCGGTCTATCCGCTTATTGCTTCATTGCTTTATCCTCGAGTGGGGATAGTTGGTGATTTATCCCTTAGTGGGATTAGCAGTCAGCATCTGGCCGGGCAACTGCGCGGCATGCCCACATACAGGCCTCCTGCATTTTGGTACGCGCGATTGCCAGGCTGCGCATAGCTTCATCAATCTCCCGAGCCTGCTCAGCGCTTAACATTGCCGGGCCATTACGGACAGCCAACAATTCACCTCGCTCGGTATCAAGCAAACTACAGAAGTGGCGGCTGACACCTTTAAGGCGGTTCATTCGCTCAATGTCGCCAGTGGTTAATGTGCGGTAGCCTTTTACAGTACTGCCGTCCTGCGGTTTTGCTTCACTCATTTCGTAGCCTTTTCGGTTGATTGCGGGCAGTTCGCCAGCACTGATTTGTTGTGCGCCAGAATGTCGCGCTTGGTCTGCTTATCCAGCACGTCGATATCGTGGTCGGTCAGGTAGATAATGCGAATCCAGTAGCAGGTGGTATCAACGACTACCGGGGCGGGTGAAGTGCTCGCGCAGCTCGCGATCAACATCGTCATCGCCCATACGCTTAACGTCTTCCTGTACATCGCTGGCCCCTTTCGTGACTTCAGCACGGCGTTCTGCCGCGGCGACGGTAGCGGTCGCTTTATCTTCGGTACGTTGCTGCTCGGCTTTTGCTTCGGCTTTACTGGTGCCGCGGGCGTGACCGATACCGAACGCGCCGGCGATAGCTCCCAGTATCACAACCACCAACCCGGCGATTATTTCAAAGCTCATTGCGGCGATCCCTTCAGTTCGTCGGCCTTATCTTTCAGCGCCGGCTGCCTTACGTATTGCGAGAGCACCGCCAGCACCACCAGCGCGGGACTAATCATCGCCACGATATTGGGCGGCAGAATGTTTTTAATGTCCGGCGGCAGCATCGCCCAGGCATGCAGGGCTGCATCCGGGAAAGACTGCGCCCAAACTCCAATCAGCGCGCCGATGGTACCCAGCCTCACAGACCACGTTTTCAACAACAGGCGGGCATGGTCAACGAACTCCAGCCGGGTATATTTGCGCAGTAGCAAAAGGACCAGCACCGCCATCAGCGCCAGCAGAGCGAAAATAATCATCTTCATAGGCTTACCCGCTCTTTGACCCATCCATAAAGGAAGTCCTCATTAGCAGCCCGGCCTTCGGAAAGTTCAAGATATCGGGCGCCCTGGCTGCAATTCAGCCCTTTCAGCAGCGTGGTTTCGCCATCTTTGCCGCGAACGGCCAAATAGCTTTTCAGCGCTGCAATAGTGATGTTGCCAATCGCGCCGTCCGGCTTCAGGTCTGGATATAGCTTGCCCTGCATGTTCAGCGCCGTTAACCAGCGCTGCAGGAATGTACTGACGACGCGAGGCCCCATGTTTACGCCGGTATCACACAATTCCTGTGCGATGGCTGGCGACAGTTCGGCTATGCGGTGGAAATTCGGTTCCGTCCAGTATTGCGACAGGTAAATGGCTTTGGCCGTTTCACGTGGCAATAACTTCATATCCCCGGTGTATTCGTAAGCGCGGGCTGTATTCTGTGTAATGCCCCATCGGGTGGGCCCGCCTTTATCTGAGGGGTTATTTACATAACCGCCCTCTTTTCCGAGGATGCCCTCGATGACTTGATCTGCTGTTGCCATGATTATGCCTTGTTATTGTCTCTGTCTTTGCCAGCGCGCAGCTAACCCGACGCTTATACCAGCCGCCTTTTGAAATTGTGATTGGTTCATCAGTGCCTCAGTGCATCAACCAGACGTGCGACGTTTCCTCTGAACCAGAGAACGGCACCGCAGATAAGAATGTTTGCCAGCACCACCAGCCAGTGGGATGACTCATATAGACCAAACAGGAAGCGGAACGGGATACTGGCATAAACCAGCACCATGAGATAAGCCAGAACAGATATTCCCGGTCTGTGCCGGGAGCCACCACGCTGGTAGAACATCAGGGCCAGAACAATTACTGCGCAAATGACTGCATTCGCCAGCGCTGAAGGATCATTTACCACTTGAACCTCCTCCCCGGAACCGGGTAAGCATATTGAACAAGCTATTCAGGTCCTGGCTATTAAGGAACGTCAGCACTTTAATGATCATCGCCGAAAGCAACACGGCGCCCAGTGCGTCAAGCGGGCGATCGCTGTAGCCGGTCCAGCTTGATAGCTTTGAGCCCACCAGCCCGGCGCCGAGAACGCCAACAATGAATGACGTCATGAAATACGCCACCAGCTTTCCGCGTGAAATATTCGCTGCTGTGGCCACGTAGAAAACTGCACCGGCGAACGCACCAAACACAACGCCGTAATCAATCCCGGTAGCCAGGCCAAACATACTGGCCCCCATCAGACCACCAGCCGCAATCGTAGTCCCAGAGACTGGATCGGACATTTAGCCCCCTCTTTTGCTGTGAGTTCCTCTCAGTTGAGGGGAATAAATTAGCCTGCCTATTCCACAGGCTGTAAAGAAAAGGCCCACATCAGTGGGCCTTTTGTTATTGCTACATCCAGCGCTGCCAGAAAACGATCACGGCTAACCCCAGCCAGAAAAACGTCCACAACCAGATCATAAAATCTCCCTCCTCATAACGATAAAAGTAACTTTGCTTCGGACCCAGTGATTATCTCAGGGTCACTGGCGCAAAATTCCCGTTAAGGAGGTAGATCTGCTGTTTCAGCGATTTTTTTTAAAAGTGACTTTTGACACTCTGTCAAAGGCACCCTCACGGATGCCTTTTGCACATTGTCATGCTTTTCTTTTAAATGGCCAGCAACGGCACACCAACAGCGCAGCGACGATAACCACCAGCAGCACCATATCCATCAGCATGCCAGCCAGTCGCCAGGCTACGAACAGTAGAACGGCAAACAACGCCCAGAAACACAGCCTGCGCAGCATGATTATTTACCGTTGGTACCGAGCACCCGGCTCAGGTTTTTCAGCAGGACAGTCGAGGCCGTTTCCAGCATGTCATCGCCCGCATCGGTATTGGCGACCACCAGCGTCTTAGTGCAGGGAACCTTCACCTTCGAATCGCTCAGCCAACCGGATTCGGTCACCGCCTTTTTCAGTTCATACACCGGTTTCCCGTTAGGCAACTTATCGTTTACGTGCCAGCCGTTCATGTCGATCATCGTCAGGCCGCTGCCTTCCTGATTAACCGCCTCCAGAAACTTATTCGACCGGTCCGGTGCTGATACCCAGAGGAAGGCGTCATACTCGCCAGTGGTGACTTTCGCCAGAGAGCGCACCCCGCCTTTGGCATAGGTCTCGACTTTGGCGTAATCCTTTTCCAGCCCCTGAAGATATTGCCAGGATGCATACGATCCGCTGGTTGGCTCGCCGACTGCGATTTTCACACCAGCCTTTAAATCCCCTTCATCGCTGACCTTGCCGCCCTTCTTCACCGCGACAAAAACGCATTCATCAGCCAGTTCGCCGATGATGTCCACCTTCTGCGCTTCGTTGCTATGACGGCTGCGCCAGAACTGGAAAGCATCAGCCTGGGTGAAACCGATCTGGGCGGTACCGCTGGCCACCTTGTCGAGATTGTCCAGAGAGCCTTTGCTGGGGATCACCGTCGAGCTATAGCCATACTCACTTAGTGCGCTGGCGAGATTAACGCCATACACCGCGTTATAGGTCAGACCCTGCTGACCAGTAGTGATGACGACATCCGCAGCTGCCGCAACATTACTCAGGCACAGCGAAGCGACCGCGATGGCGGCCATGATTAACTTTTTCATGTGACTTTCCTTTACAGGGGTGAGCCAGTGCCCAGAGGTGATCGCCCTCAGAGAAGTCACGCGACCATTCTGTGGCTCACCCCTGTTAAGGCTCTGAGGATGATATGCACCGGCACAGGTGCAGAAATAAAAAAGCCCGCGGATGCGAGCTTGTTAGTTCCGATATCTATGTCTGAAAAAAGAGATAAAAAAAAAGCCCACCTTTAGCGGGCCTTTACGAGCATTTTGTTCTGCTCGAACAACTACTTACTTTTTATGCTTCGATTGCTGAGCCTGAATTACCGGGAGAGCCAGCAGGGGCTTTTGGGGCTTTTGAGGCTTTTGGCCCTAATGAAAGCTGACCACGTACGGCGTCAAGTTTAATCTCAAATACACCAGTGCTGTTAATAGGAATCGAAACCCCCGCTGACGCGCGCTCTGCGGCGACTTCCAGAGCATACTGCTTCTGCAGGGCAGGTAAGTCTTTATTATTGACTAAATTATAATCGGTATTCCAAATGTCAATCACAGATTCTGGTGAGTACTCTCTACCCTTTTCCTTCTCTAGCTTCACCTGATTAGAGGCGACGCTACGAATTAGCGTTCGATCTACTATATTCATGACTTTTCTCACCGCGTAATCACAAAAGTAACTTAGGAGAATATTAGCTTCCCCCCTAACCGAGCCAACCTCGGTAAGCAGCAACTTCACATACATTGAGTTTTATTGCAAGTAGCGAGAAAACTCTCTACAACTAAAAAAAACCTCACTGTATGTTTTGCGCAGGTTCAAATAGTAGAACTGATTTGGAGTCACTTTATGCTCATCTGGGACATGTAAACTCCGCATCGTGATCGGGATTCGCTTCAGGCGCTGACCCCGCTACCATTCTGGTGCTTGTTGACGGAATCGAGCCGCCGACATCCTGCTTACAAGGCAGGCGCTCTACCTACTGAGCTAAACCAGCAAATTGCGCATTTCACTGACCGTCTGTTCAAACCGCTCGGTTTCCAGTTCAACGCCTATCCCACGCCGCCCGAGCAGAGCAGCTTGCTTTAGCGTTGAACCAGAACCAGCAAAGAAATCAGCTACGACCTCCCCCGGCCGACTGCTTGCAGTAATGATTTGCTGGAGCATATCGGCAGGTTTTTCGCATGGGTGCTTACCTGGGTAGAACTGAACAGGCTTATGCGTCCAGACGTCGGTATATGGCACCGTGACCGATACGCTAAATGGTCGCCGTAACCGGTAATACTCCTGCTGAAGTTCAGAGTACTTACGGTTAAGTGATTGCCATGTCGCTACAAGCTGGTGGTGTGGCTTGCCCTGTTCGCTGCGGGAGTATTTATCCATAGCAATTTTCTGGAACAGCGCCTGCAGCTTCAGGTAATCAGCTTCGTTCGGCAGTTGCCACTGACTCAGACCAAACCAGTGGGAAACCATATTCTTCTTACCTGTGGCTTCTGCAATCTGCATTGACGTCACGCCGAGAGATTCCCTGGCATCCCGGAAGTAAGAAATCAGAGGCGCCATGACATGCTGTTTTAACTCATTACACTTTGCAGCATATCCATCATCTTTGGGCTTGTATGGCCCCTGATAATGGTCGGCAAAAATGATACGTTCCGTCGCTGGGAAATATGACCGGAGACTCTCTTTGTTGCATCCGTTCCAGCGTCCCGAAGGTTTGGCCCAGATGATATGGTTGAGCAGGTTAAACCGCTCTCTCACCAACAGCTCTATATCCGCTGCCAGGCGGTGCCCACAGAACAGATACATGCTGCCGGCAGGTTTTAACACTCGCCAGAACTGTGCCAGACAGCTATCCAGCCAACGTAAATAGTCTTCGTCCCCTTTCCATTGGTTATCCCAGCCGTTTGGCTTCACCTTAAAGTAAGGCGGATCGGTAACAATCAGATCAATGGAGTTATCGGGTAGCGTTGGGAGGTATTGCAGGCAATCAGCATTGATGAGTTCAATACTGGATATTTTTACAGTGTTTTTCATAGATCAGTAAGCGCAACTCTGTTAGGCTCACTATGCTTTTGCGCTAAAGCAGTGGGCCTTGGTTAGCTTGTGACCTCAAAGCATGAGCTGATGGCTGGTTGGGTGCTACAACACCCACCAGCCGCCCATTTCACAGTAAAAAGCCGCCATGGATATTCTGGCGGCACGATTAGACTGGCAGCTAATTATCTAGTCTCCAGATAGAGTCATCCAATTCAATGTGAATGCACCCATCTCTAACTTCATAATTAATCAACCCTGTATCTTCGTGGGAATCATTCATATCTTTGCATCCAGCAAAGAAATTAATCCCGACTTCATATTCGAAGTAATTTTCACCAATGCTGACAACTTCAAATGTGCCATCAATAACGGAGTAGCTTGCATCACCGCCATAACCAGCAAGGAAATAATCTTCGAACAGATGGGAGTGTGACTCCAACACTCCTGTAACAGCATCCAGGTTCGCTGGATCAACGCCATTTAAATCAATCTCGTAATCTTTCATACTCATTTTTCACCTCAATATATGATTTAGGGTGAAAAAATATTAATCGCTAAAGAGTTATGTCAGAAATGATTTTTAAGTCAGAAACATAAAAACCCTAATTCATTGATTTAAATGATATTATTTATAGTTAAAAACAGTACCCATTACAGAAGGAGTTTATAACATCCAAACTCGTATTCTGATAAACCAGCCATCACAAGTTGCGTCAGTATTAACTGGCAACGTTCGCGCGTCAGGTGTGTGTTCTGCGCGATTTCCCCAGCCGTAGCCGGTTTATCGCTTAGCTCATTAAAAACAGCTTTTGCTGTTTCAGTCATATCTTGCTGATTTAGCATGTCTTTTACCTCAAAAGGTGGCGTGACATACAGATAACTCTGGTGACGGCATCCAGCAAGAACCAATTGAAATAGAAGCCGATTTTCTTGATTTACGCCCATAAAAAAACCCGCTCACTGGCGGGTTCATCAACGTTGAACATACAAAGCCCATCGTTATAGATAAAATTACACAAAATCGGCAACTTTGCAAGTAACGTGTCGCTAAATTATACAATATTTATCAGATCAGGCACCCTTGTCACACGCTTCAGCTGTGAGTCGGTATAACTCTCTTCCTCAAAGCATTTAGTTACCAGGCTTTCATAGAAAGGCTTCCAGCTATATCGCCAGGTTCGCTCCGGCAAACCAGGAAGCTCGGATAACATGCCCCTGTAGGCATTTGATGACTTAGGGCGACTATAACCACGCCCTTCACAACGTTTGCATACTTTGTAGACTGGTACTCCCTGCAGTTCTGACTCTTTGCGGTCCAGCGTTTTTCCCGTGCCACCACACTGGCATCGCTTGCTGATTTTCCCGGTCCCACCGCATTTGAAGCAAAGAATATGATTGATATCTTCTACCTGCCGTTTTACTTCAAAATCGGAAGGTGACTGGCGGAGGTCTTTTGCCCATTGCGGCAATCTCATCGTGTAATGGCTTTTTTCCACCATTGTGGTTTTTTTGATAAAGCCTGAACCAGAACATTTCCGGCAATCAACGCTGTCAGCTGCAGAAGATGCATAATCGTTGTAAGCAAACCTAGCTATGATCACCATACAAAGCGGAAACTTTTTCCCTGCAGCCTTTCTTATCGCTCTAGGGGCTTTTGATTTTGCATATTCAGCTAACCAACTGACGGATGCTTTTCTGTCATGCTCACTAATTCCCGCCTTACCCAAAAACATAGACAGACCTATTCCTGCTTCTGCCTGAGTCATCCCCAGAGCAGCCATTACATCTGTCACAGTGAGTTGTTCGCTGGCGGTTGCACGGCCGCTGTCGGAAATATGCATTCCTTTAGGCGCGAAAAATTTGGTAATTGATTCAATATTCATGCTCAGCACTCCATACACTCATGCTTTTAAAATGACACCAATACCCATTACCCGATCCAAAAAACGCGCCCACAGTTCTAACTGTGTACCGTACTTCTGTTCGAATGCTGGTGCATCGGCATGTAATTCGTCGTGGCACACTCTGCACAGTGGGATCACGAAGAGATCATGGGCTTTTGTTGCGGTTCCTCCCAGGCCATGGCCTATGATGTGGTGTGGATCGTCAGCCGGCTGCCTACAGCATTCACATGGCTGCGTTTTTACCCATCGGGTGTATTCAGAACTGACCCAGCGACGCCGCTTAGGCCGGAGCATAAATGATTCCGGGCTTTCGGGATCGATAGACAGCTTCAGGACTGGTTTATGGTATTCCGGAGGTTCTTCAGCTAACTCGTCAATAACACCGCTTTCTGGTAGCCCTACTCCCTTCACCAATTCCTGAAAAATATCGACCGCGGGTACCGACGGGACAATGTCGCTTTCTTTATAGACGGATAGAAACGGCTCATTTGGCAGCCTTAGAGCGTGCTGTGCCATCGTTTCAGTAACGGCTTCGCTAATACACGACTTCACCGCCCACCAGCACAGCTCAGCAAGAGAAAGAGAGCGTTCTTTGTTGTAGCCAAGGGAGATCAGCACGGTATCAATAATCCAGTCGACGACGTTGTTCAGCGCCAGCGCCTGAAGCTCAGCGGTCGTCTGGTCACGCAAGTTATTGTCGCAGTGCCAGCACACAAGCAGCGCACCTGGTGGATGCCGCATCGTTACCAGCTCAGCATGGTGGTATCCGGAGTGAGGATACTGGCACGACTTGTGCTGATACTTGAGCCAGCGCTCCAGCGCCGGCAACCCGCCAGCAGCGCGGATCACCCGCTCGTCGGAAAAGAACACATGAAGAGTAGGATCCTCCGCCAGTGGTTGCCGGGCATCAGGTACGCGGCCAGACGGCAACCGGGCCATATTTTGTGGCTCAGCTTCCACCAAGACGCGCCCTGCAGAGAAGAGACGCATCAGTTCGCGACCGGGTTTGAACAATACCACGCCAAGACGTGGAACAATTTCCGGAGTAAGCAACGCTCGCACAATGCCCCCCTACACAGTGAGATCTTTAAGCTTCTGCACAGCTTTTCCAACTTCAGCCATAGCATCGACGAACTCGTCAAACTTCCTGCTGGCCATCCCATACGCCTGCAGAATTTCCAACTTCAAGGGATCGAGCTGCTTCTTAATTTCTGCTCGATCCCCGGCTTTTTTCTCCGCTTCCTCTGCCGCTTTGATCAAGGCGTCAGCCTGTTTACGTAATGCTTCTGGAGTTACTTCAAGCTGTTTATTCATTTTGCATTCCATCGTCGGCTGAGGAGGTGTCATAGCAGGCGCCACAGGGTTGTGACCATATTTAGGGTGGTGCAAAGTTGTAGATCTTCCGTCGTCAACCACGCAAAGCATCCCACTCTCACGGATGATTTCGATCAGGGTCTCTTTGTCTTTGCGATTGAGCCCACTGTATGCCGCCACTTTGTGCGTTAGGTGGGTTAGCGTTGCGCCTTCTGGTTGCCTCTCTACAAAGCGCTTTACCCTAGAAAGCACTGGTTGCAGGTGTGGGGGAGTCGTTCTCATTTTCATCCCCTTACTGCGTGACAATGCCAATTAGCTTCAATAGCTCAGGAAACTTCGATTCGAAAAAGTGCGGCTGTGTCTCACGTGGATTTGCCGGGCTGGTGATGTTTTTCCCATACAGGCAACCTCTTGCCGTAACAGACCAGAATCTTTTTACACCATTGATGCCCGTCCGGCTGAAGCGCTCTTTCTGCTCGACTATTCCATAGCCTGCCATAAGGTGATAAGCCTGATTCGCAGTCATTCTGATGTTGTTAGCTTTAAGCAAAGCGCTCAGAGAAAGTGTTGGCCTGCTGGAACCGTCCTGCGCGCCAGCTGGTGCATCAATGGCATATGAAGGCATTAAATCAGGCAGCCCAGCCACCTGCTGAAGCTTCTGATATGCCCCGAGCTTTGACGAATTGGAGAGATTGAGCATTTTGGCTGCGGACTCCAGAAGGATGACGCCAGCCTGGATACGATCGGTATTGAAGGTTGCTGCTCCGGCAGTCTGAAGTGCGTCAAACGTTCGGATGACCTTTAGATTAAACGCAGCACTGATCCACATTGCATAGGCGTATACCAGTTCTTTGCATACGAAGGTTCCCGGGTTGCTACCGCCACGAATCACCTCTACCGGGGCAAACGCCAAATCTGGCGTTAGCACGGAAATCAACTCAGCAGCCATCCCAGAACGATACCAGCGATTGGGACTATGTCGGTCTTCCCCACCAGCAGCGCGATGTAAATCATTCAGACAGAAGCGACCGTCTAAATCCTGACGGATAGAGACGCCATCAATAGCGAAAAAATGGTGTTTTTTGGATGCAGCAGCACCCATGACGTGGTTAGCCATAGCTTTCTCCATACACTTTAACGTGACGATCGGGCCTGCACGCCCGCTTCGTTTGTACTCTTTGACATTACTGCTATATCGGCGATCTTTCAACCCACAGCTGTACATGTATCCACCACTTTTTTGTATGCCGTTATGGTGATTTCTACCCGTCCTCCCTTAACATTCTCACCCCACTCAATCGCCATGCGCTTTACCTGGCTGTCATCCTCCCAGATGCCAGCGAACGTCAGTGCGTCAAAAAGCGCTTTGTTGTAGTTATCGAGGTCGCGACGGCGGTAATCCGGCGGATAAAGGACTATAGCCACTTCTGCATTGGCAGCTGATGGCCTGGGGATCGCCTTCAGTTGCTCGATGATTGCAGCACGCACCGCATGCTTAAACCTGCGACCAGCCTCACTAACAAGAAGCTTACCTTTTGCGGCCCCCTTATTCGGGGACCGCCAGTAGGCGTTCACGCTGGGTGGGAATGGAAGAACAAATTTCATTAATCCTCCAGAACCATTTTGAGCTCGAAAGGTACGTCGCCGCCGCAATAGCAGAGTTGCCCCAGGTCAGACATGAGTCTCCACAGGGTCATTGACGAATAGCCATTTTCGTCTGTCGCCGGCGGCACAAACTCTCCGAATATCCCAGGAAGACGTATACGATTCTCTTCGTGTTGGCTTTTCATGTGCCTTATGGCCACATCGTTGAGTTTTACTTTCACGATGCTGTTGAGGTTAACGACCAACTCCTTCCGGGAAACCGAAGGAGTGATGCTGATACCGCGGGATACCCCGCGGGTGATTGTGATGGCCCCTTTTCTCTCCAGTGCCTTTAGGTGTGTTGCCGCCGCATTGGGGGACCGGCACCCCAGCATGCCGGTCAGTTCGTAGGTGGTAGGTGGAAAACCATGCTTACGCTGGTAGTCGATCAGGAGGTTCAGAACCTCCTGCTGCCTGAGAGTTAACTTCATCATGCTGCTCGCTCCTGTTTGTTGACGCACATTTCCGGCAGATTGGCCCTAACCAGCGCCTCAGCGAAGGGCGGCGGGACGGCGTTTCCGCAGCGCGCCACCTGCTTGTCCTTGGAATACTTCACGCCGCGATAGTCCCGGTCGATGATGTACCACTCAGAGAAGCCCTGCGCGCGATAGAGCTCATGCGGTTGCAGCATGCGCATCCCAATATCAACAATTCGGAACGTCACCCCGTCAATATCCACCAGCCCGGTGCTGTCTTCCCCGCAGTATTCCCGCAGGAACGCCAGCACCTGCTGGGCGCGCTCTTCGTCGTAGTCCTCTACCGCTAGGGTCGTTTTAACCTCTCCCACATGCTGTCCGCCGGCGGTGATGGTCGGCATAGGTTCGTCAGCGCGCTGGCCGTCACGGCAGGTTCCACGCAGCTTGACCAGGTGAGATGAGACTATTGCCGCGTCGGCTTTAGTGGTCATTGTCTGCAGCGGCTCGCTAACATCACGCGGTCTGCTCTGCCCTGCTCGCCCACCAACACCAACAACCTGGGCCATAACCAGTGCATAATGATCAACCGTCGTCACCGAGTGGGCCGGCTCATCCAGCCCTACCCCGGCGCCCTGATAATTCCCGCCGTAGTGTTTCGCCAGGAACGCCCCGACAACAGCATGCTTTCCACCACCAGCCACAACGGTACCCAGCGGTTTGTCCAGTCCTGGCACGCGAGGTGCCTGCCCTGGCCGTTCTCCGTATCCCATTTGAATGAGCGTCGGCACAACCAACTGCGATTTACCGCCACCGCCGGCGGTAATCGTCGCGCTTGGCTCGTCCACCCGGTGGCCGATGCTGCCACCAAACTGGCGTGCAATGACCGGCGCAACGATACAGGCGCGGGACTCTTTCAGGATGGTGTGAGCAGGTTTATCCAGTGGCCGTGGCTTCGCCTGGTACTCGCTGCCGCCGTTACCTGCGAGGAACGGAACCAGGCCCGCTTCGACAATACCCAGAGCGTGACCATTCCCGCCCGGGCGCTTTGATGTACCGGCAGTCACGGTAGGTATCGGATCGGTGACTGGCTGCCCGGTGGCGCCGGTACGGAATTTTGTCAAATGCGGTACCGCGATTGCATAGCCATGAGTTTTGGTTATGGTCTGTAGAGGATCGTCCAGAGATTGCCCACGGAAACAGTCATATTTGCCGCGTGTCGTGGTGTGGTTGCATTTCACAATGAACGGATCCGCACTATCGATAACGAAGCGCTGAATGCCGCGGGCAATCCGTTTAAGCGTATTCTCTGCCAGCGGCTTTTTGCGGTCGAATATCGACCGGGCTGCAATAGACCAGTCGATGCATTCCGCAGCTGTGCGCCACGGTGCCAGTTTGCCCGCCTGCACTACTGAAGATTTCGGGTCGCCGTGGGTGACCTGCGGCCAGAGAATCGGCTGACCATCCCGGCGCATAACCATGAAAAATCGTTTGCGGATGGTCGGGGCGCCGTAGTCGCAAGCGCGCAGCTCGCGGTAATCAACGTCATAACCCAGCCCAGCAATTAAGCTCTGCGCCTGTTCGCTATTTGTCGATAACTCCAGGAACTCGCAGCACTCCACCAGTGCCGGATGATCTGCAGGAATACCCTTGGTCAGCATGCCAACAAATGCCTTGAATGTTTCGCCAACGCGCGCCGGGTCCGGCCGCATTTCTGCCGCCAGCAGCGGGCCCCACGTTTTGAACTCCTCCACGTTCTCCAGCATCATCACCCGCGGGCCTACATCCAGCGCCCAACGAATGACGATCCACGCCAGCCCACGGATGGCTTTTTCTACAGGCTTCGCTCCTTTCGCCTTCGAGAAATGGCGACAATCTGGCGAAAACCAGGCGAGACCTACAGGTTTACCGCTGGTGGCAGCTGCAGGAGAAACATCAAACACGCTTTCGCAATAGTGCAATGTGTCAGGATGGTTAGTGCGGTGCATGGCCACGGCGTTCTCATCGTGGTTAATAGCAATATCAACGCTGCGCCCGATCGCCATTTCGATCCCGGTTGATGCACCGCCGCCGCCAGCAAAGTTATCAACGATGAGCTCACGCATGCGTCACCCCCTGCATGCTTTCTACCAGTCCACCAGCAATAGCGATGATGTCACTGGTAGGCATACGCTCCAGCCACAGCTGGTTAATATGTGCCTTCAGCTTGTTTTGATGGGACAACTCCATACCTTCAGCACCTTCAACCTGTCGAAACAACAGCCCCACTTCCAGTGGCCATATACGTGATTCCGTCTCCGGTAATTCCGCTGGCGCTGCAGGTGGTTCTACCGCCGCCGACGGCGATATAACCTGTGTTGGAATATTGCCAACAGCAAACTGCGCCAGGGTCATAAATGCCTGACCTTTAGCTTCCAGATCGGAGCGGTGGATATAGCCGAAACGTTCTCCGCGCCAGGTCTTATCAAATACCGCAATGGCCCCCGCAAAGAACGCGCTGGTGGGTTTCTGCTTTTCGTCGGCCGGTACAAACCACGCAGGGAGATCGAATCCAATTCGACCACGAATAAACATGATGTGATCAGCATCTTCCGGCCACCATGTTTCGCTCGGTGCGGCTTTGATGAGAAATACATAGCGGCCGCCCTTCTCACGCTGCTCTGAAGCGTAATTCATGATGTGCGTCATGCCGGTTATAGCCTGCTTTTCGTGGTACTGAGAGCGGCTATACGGTGGGTTACCAAAGCCAGCGCCGCCAAGTTCTTGCAGGCGAGCGGACCAATCTTGCGTCAGCGCGTTGTCTTCCGCGGTGAACCATGCAGGGCATTTCGCATTGCTGTCGTCAGCAAACAGATCCAGCATCAGCGGACCAAAAAGAGCATTTATCCCCCAGAACAGCAGTTCCGGAGTACGCCATTGGTCCCCTACGTCTTTCAGGTAATGGGTGCTGGACTGGCGCTGCTCTTCGAGCGCAAGGCAATAGGGGCTTATGGTTTTTACTGCCGCTATCTCTTCGGCGCTTATCACGCCCTCAACTTCCTGAATCATAGTTTTCCCCTGCGCTGATCTGCTCGTACGACTGCTCTTAGAAGCCAGTAGCGACGGTCAAAGCTGAAAAGGCCTCCGGTGAGTAATGCAACATTTCTGCGGAACAAAACATCGTGCCTCCACCAGGTTCGCCAGTGATTGAGCCGGAGTCGGCGACGGAACGAGAAAATTAATCGGTGCACAAGTCACCTCCGCAGTAATTGCCGGCCAGCATGGAAATTCCGCTGGTATTCGCCCCACTTCTGGCATTGCGTACACACTGATTTTTCATCCGCATATAACGCTCTCTGGATTTGACGCTGCAGTTTGAATCGCACAGTTGCTGCCAGACCGTCGCCGCACGTCGGAAGTAACGCTGAGCCTCCAGATTCCTTGCTACCTGTTCAAGTTTACGCATTGCTTCAGAGGCGCAGTCTGGTTGAGTCTGGTCATCTACAGCTGGGTGACCTGCTACGCTATACAGGAACCGATTCGGCGTTGGGACGCTCGCTAACCTTCCCTCGTAATACAGGCGGTGAACGGCACTTTTCACAGACATGGGCTTGCACTCAGGGAAAGCTGCAACGATGTCTCGCATCATCTTTCCAGGGTTTTTCTCGATAAACTCGAATACCGATTGCATAATTCTCATCCCCGAAACCCCGCTGGAATTGTGTTTTGAACTGGGCTAATGGAATTGATATCCCGTGTTTTTTTTGTGTCCCATGACTCGCGTGGAGGACGCCCTTTCGCATCCCAGCGGATCGCGCTTTGCAGATAGCCTTCGAATTTTTTTGGACCGAAAAGCGTCTCAGGCCGCATGTACTGGTATTGCTCGTCATTTTCATGCCAGTGCTCATGTTTCAGGTCGATAACCAGTTTAAGATCGCAAACGGCATGGCCATCACGCAGGCGAGCACGGATGTTTTCCAGGGAGGATTTAGATTTCTGAAAACGGGAACCACTGACCTGATTCAGGTGGGCCAGAACTTCGATCGCGTTGTCGGTAATAACAACTTCGGGATCCGGCTTATCGTCGGGTTTCGCAGAAGCCCGACAAGAAGGTTTTTTATATGACGGATCTAATGACGGATCTAATGACGGATCGCCTTCAACCATTGAGGGGTCCCCCCGCAATATTTGAGGGGATGCAGGCCCATTATTTGAGGCCTCAGATTTTGACCCTTCAAATTTTGAACCCTCAATTTCTGAGGCCTCAAATTTTGATTGCTCCTTAGGAGGTGAATAGAAAAGTTTTGCCTCTGCAGCTGCACGCTCCAGCATGTCTACGTTAAGTTTGTAGACGTTCGAGTTATTCTTCCCACCAACCCGGCGCTCTTGTTTCTTCAGCCACCCTTTTGCTTCCAGTTTTTTAATAGCACTGCGTACAGTGTTCTCGCTCTTAGCACCTATCTGGCGCTGAATTGTCGTTACCGCTGGCCAGGACACGCCTTCATCGTTACTGAAGTCAGCCAGGCGGGCCATGACCGCTATTTCGGATATGATCAGGCCTTTGAAAGCACATGCTTCCCAGACCAGACCGTGCAATTTACTGCTCATGGCTGCCCTCTACTTCCCTGAACTTACGTTTGAACTGATCGAGTGGGCTAAAGCACTCATGGGGATACCCTTCTCGCAGGAAGATGACACGCTGCGTTTCTGGCTCCCAGCGGATGACCTTGACGGGCTTACCGTAGTGGTCTTTGAACTTCCGGTTAACTTCTCGCATAACGCCCTAGCCCTCCGGTTAAAGACCCCCACAACTCCACGCGCCCTACTGTGGTTACATTCGACCCACTTTCCGCCTACCATGCGCTCATACCGAAACGAAGAAACACCCGGGACCGGGTACATCCGTAGTTGCGGTAAGTGAAGATTTACGATTAAATTGCTCATGCGGATCATTTCTCCATACACGTTGATTTATCTGCCACGACGCCCGGAGCTGCACACTCGCGGGCGTCACTCTTTTCTGGCTGACAGAAGACGCGGAAAAGCAACGTCAGATGTTCCTGCCATTTCGCCATCACCTGATAGCTGTTCTCCTCAATCTGCTCGCGTTCGGCCTGGTCAATAACACCGTCAGCTGTAGCTTTACGGAGATACTGCGAGTGCTTTCCGATCCACTCGATAGACTCCATCAGGCGCTGGTTAATATCGGCGTTGTCCACATCATCAATATCTGCCAGCGGTACAAAGACCCCGTTCGAGTGGCGCGCTATCGCATTGGCGATATGATTTGACCCACCAGCCCGCTGCAGGACCATTGCCCATCCGAGAGGAAAAATCTGATCTCCATCGGCACGTAAGCGGTTAAACAATGCGTTTTCAGTAACACCCAGCCATTCCGCTGCTTCTACATAGCCGCCGTCCAAATCAGTGATCGTTTTTTTAATCGCAGCTACCAGCCAAGCCGGCTGCTTATCAACTTTCCATTCTGGTTCTATACCCACGGCTTACCCCCTACCTCTGTGGTTTCTGTTACACCCCTGAAGCGCTATCGTTCTGATTAGCACCCTCGCCATAGAGCAACCAATGAGGATCGCAATGCAGGGCTGAAGATAATTCAATGATGTAACGGGGCCTCTTTGTTAAACCCGCCTCGATCGCTTGTAATGACTGCTGGGTCATTCCGACCAATTCAGCCAATTGCGCTTGTGAGAGATTCATCTCTTCACGTTTATTCTTTAATCTTTGAGAAATTGATTCCATAACACCTCCACAGTTTTATCTGTATTTTTGAACAGATACTTCTGTTTGTCAATCACAGTTTAAACTGTGACCATGAGGCCATGGGAATGGAGGAGCTATGAGCCTTGCAGAACGCGTAAAGCAAAAAAGAATCGAACTTGGTCTTACTCAAGAGCAAGCCGCTGAAAAGGCAGGAATAAGGCAACAATCATGGGCCAGCATTGAAGATGGAAAAACTAAAAAGCCTCGCAACATTGTAGGAATAAGCAAAGCACTTAAGTGCGACCCAACATGGTTGATGAACGGTGGGCCTTTTATGGCTCTTGCCGATGTGAATTCAAGGAAAGTACCTTTGATCAGTTACGTCCAGGCTGGGGCATTAGCAGAAAAACACCCAATTGATGCATTTGATGGTAGCTTCGAATACATCATGACAGACCTTGATATTTCTGAGTTTACTTTTGCACTAAGGATAGAAGGTGATTCAATGGAGCCTGACTTTAAAGAAGGCGACATTATCATTGTCGATCCAGAGTTAGAGCCCGTTCCGGGCGAGTTTGTTGTTGCTAAAAATGGTGATAATGAGGCAACTTTTAAAAAGTACCGTCCTACATTTACCGATATTTCAGGCCGCCAGCAATATGAACTGGTCCCCCTTAATGACGACTACCCCACCATCAATAGCTCTGAACGCCCGTTGAAAATTATCGGCGTAATGGTCGAACATAGAATTTACAGGCGAAAAAGGTAAATCCTTCCTCACATGAACCGGCTATCGCCGGTTTTTTTACGTCTTTAGTTTCATAAAAAACAATAAATTACAGTTTTTCAAGTAAATACCCCCACTCAATACAGTTTTTACTGTTGACGAATTAACAGTTTTATCTGTATTATTAATCCATCAACAGCGAACAGGCAGGACGCCCACGAAGTAGCCGCCCGGGGCATATGAAAACCGGGATGATTCGCAGGTATGAAAAAAGCGCCCCGTAGGACGCTTAGCTCTTTAACAATCTGGATGCCCCAACACGTTAACCAACTGAATGGAGGCCTTATGAAGGCAACTGAACCAAAAATCATTGCTCCTAGCAGCACCGAGGAAGAGGTCATCTCCTGGATGGAACGGAAAATTAGTGCATCATATCGGCTTAAAACCGCAATCGCCGAAAGAGAAGCTCTTAAGCAGTCAATCGAAGTGGTCGATCAACTCATTGACGAACTCACCATCGCTGCGGCTTTGGAATTGTGAGATACAGATCTGGATCCCACTCTTCCTCTCGTATTTCAGCGAAGTAGTGTTCAGCTCGGTCAGCTAAATAATTTTTGAGAACACGTTGAGCCAGATCCGGAAGGTTTTCAAATTTTAATTCTTCCTGAAGGAGGAATACGGACTCCTGCAGGGTCAAAGCCTTTATTTCAGATAATGGCCATTTGTACTTTTGAAGGATCAAGTGCAACAAAGCGAGTTTTCCGGGTAACGGGCTCCATAAGGTTCCGTGTTTTTCACGATGTCGCTCAAGTAGGACTTCAAGTGCAAATACGAGTGAAGCACGATTTTTGACCTGGGAATAGCCGGGTTCAGTAACTGAACCAAACACTGCTATACCGTGTAGTTCGGAAAGATTATTAAGAATTTTCTGGAAAAATTCTTCGCTAATAACACTCATAGCAACACCTCTTCGTTGTTGGGGATATCCAGATTAACCGAATCCTTGTTGTTGGGGAATAACCAGGATCCACCTCGCCTGATGTGGTGAAAAGCAGGCGCATAAAGTGACAGGTGTCTTCGGGAGGGGTAACAGAGGTGTGGTCTGATTAACCACAACTCATAGTCAAATTCCTACAACTGGTGGCGATACCCAAGCCAGGAATACCGAAAACCAGTAGGAGTGTTAAGGACAAGGGCTCATCACCACCTTAGCACCCCGCCCGAAGATACCTGAACGAACATGGCGAAAGCCGACAGCGTTGAAGGCGATTTTCTCGGTTTGCGCGCTAAACAATAGCGGGGGTGAAATCGGGGCGGAGAAGCAGAATCCGCGATGTCGGGACTTGATACTTCCGGCCATACCAACAAGCCGAATGATCGCGTAACGATCCTTTGCATCTGCCCCGGCGAGGTGGCGCCGCCGGACCGGGGTAGATGAATCGTAAACAACATGAAAGCGCATTCCATCTTCCATCGGTCGTGGGGATCGGTTTGTAACTGAAGGAGTGCGCTTCCAGTTGTGAACGGCAACATTCGCAACCGCTGTATGGCACATGCAGCGTCAGCGGCCTGAGAGTTCCCTTGATCCATGCGCTCACAGGACAACCGGAAATGTGCAAGCTAAGTGTTTCAGGCACGACGTGCGCCCCACCAGCGCGGCGAAAAGGTGTGACACCCGGGAAGAATCCGGGACACAACAGGAAAGAGCACTGAAGATGCCAGGAAACGCCCTACCGCCAGGCAGACAGACGGGTTATCCCGCAAGGGGTGGCGGCAGTGCTCTTACCGTTGTGGTAATTGCGGCTATGCGCACGCGGCGAGTCAAGCCAGGTTGATGAATGGGTTTCCTGGAAGTGTAACGTCGCCGGCTATGGCTTAACCCGGCAGGTGGAGGCACCACCGCCACAACCTTGTTAATTATGCTGTGTGTAGTCTTGGCGGTACCAGTTTGTTTCCCTTTCTGGTGCCGCCCTTTTTACACAAGACACAAGAGCATCACCGGGCGACGGGCTCATAACCCAATCCACCCGGGCGGCTGCTAACCGCAGATGCTCTTCTGTGTTGTGTATGGAGAAAACTCCGGCGGTGGCAGCCGCCTTTTCTGAGGATAAAACCATGAGTAATGATCGCATGACAGTCGTGCCCGATTTTCTGGGCGAACTTGACGCCGGCGTATTCATGAACAAGATTGCGGCGGCTCTCAATACCACCGCGCTCGGTGTTCTGAACAACGGCAACAAAGGCAAGGTAGTTCTCACCTTTGATTTTGAACGTATGGGCAACTCTGTCGAAGAGAAGCGCGTCAGGATCAAGCATCGCCTGAATTACAGCACCCCTACCCCACGCGGCAAAGCGTCCGAAGATGACACCACTGAAACACCAATGTGGGTCAACAAAGGCGGGAAGCTCACGATCCTGCAGGAAGATCAGGGCAACCTGTTTAACCTCGCTGGCGATCCTGATGGAAAGCTACGGGCGGCTAAATAAGCCGCGACCGACCTGTTCTTTAACCGTAAATCTTTAAGGAAAACCTATGTCACAATTAAACGGCGACGCTATCGAGAAAATTCAGGAGCTAACTCTTGCTGCGGTCCACACCCAGGAACTGAAAACTACTTTATGCCCTACGGTTATGCTGCCGTCCGGGTACGGTATCGAAAGCCTGGAGCGCTTTAACCTCCACCGTTTCCGCTTCCGTGGTGCTCTGGAAACAACCAGCATTGCCGATTTCGTTCGTTATTCAGTTGGCTATGCCGTAACTGATACACCAGCCCGCTGCTTCATCGACGCAGAGAGTATGTCAGCCCGTGCAGTGTTTAACATCGGCTCCCTGGACGAACCCGGACATGCAGACAACGTAGCGTCTATCCGCCTCAAAAAAACAGCACCTTTCCGTGCGTTGCTCGCAATCAATGGCGATCGCCTGAGCCAGAAACAAATTGCCGAATGGCTCGAAGACTGGAGCGATTTCTTGCTCGCTTTCGATGCTGAAGGGGGAACAATGGATATCTCCAAAGCAGCACAGGCTGTTCGTCGGGTGACTATCCAGCAGACTAATCAGGCCGACCACGAAGATAGTGATTTCGCCGGTAAAAAATCTCTGATGCAAAGTGTTGAAGCAAGCAGCAAAGATGTAATGCCGGTCGCGTTCGAATTTAAGTGCATCCCTTACGAAGGCCTGGGCGAACGCCGCTTTAGTCTTCGTAACAGCCTGCTTAAAAGTAGCGAACCAGTATTTGTGCTGCGGATCGTCCAACTCGAAGCGCAGGAAGAAGAAATGGCTAACGAATTCCGCGATTTGTTAGTCGCTCAGTTCGATAATAAGCCGGTAGATACCTTTATCGGAAATTTTAAAGCCTAATTATTCAGCCTTAAATCTCCGCGGCTGCGGGGATTTATTGAAGAGTAATCCCTTTATTTATCGCCACATGGCGAGGGATTTTTATACCCAAAAATCAGCGCTGTGCAGGCGCAAAGTATGGAGAAAAAAATGAGCTTTATTCAAACCTTTTCAGGCAAACATTTTAACTATCTCGACATCCAGCAAGACGCTATCGATATTGAAGATATTGCGAATGCACTCTCGAATATCTGCCGCTTTGCCGGCCACCTGCCGGAGTTCTATAGCGTCGGCCAGCACAGCGTTTTAACGAGCCAGCTGGTACCGCAGGAATTTGCTCTTGAAGCGCTGCTGCATGACGCCGCCGAGGCTTATTTGCAGGATATCCCTGCACCGCTTAAACGTCTTCTCCCTGATTACCGCGCCATGGAAGATCAGGTTGATGCGGCTATTCGTCAAAAATTCGGCCTTCCAGCTGAGCAACACCAGACCGTTAAGTATGCCGATCTGGTAATGCTGGCCAGCGAACGTCGCGACTTTGAGATTGACGACGGCACCCACTGGCCGATGCTCGACGGCATTATTCCTACCGACCAGTTTGTGATTAACCCAGTCCGCCCGGGCCAGTCTTACGGCATGTTCATGAATCGCTTTAACCAGCTTATGGAGCGGCGTTAATGACACATATGAAAGTTAAAGAGTTGGTTGCTGCAGCTAATGCTGCGGCAACCGACCTGCCACCAGCAGCAGCCCAATTAATGCGTGATATAGCGTCAAGGCTGGATGTGACCTTTGTTGCCCTTACCGAGGCGATGGATCAGAACACAGCTATGGCTGCTTTGCTATCAAACCAGAGCGGAGCTAACAGCAATGGCTAAAAACTCTGTGGACGCATACGGCGCCAGCGGCAAAACGAACGTTCTGATGTTCGAACCGGAAAAGCTGCACCTGGTCACCGATAAGGCCCACCCGCTGTATGACGAGCGTATTCACTTACCTCTCAGTGAAGCTATGGTGCTGAACATCATGGACCAGGGTGTTCTTGAACCGATCATCGTCTGGAAAGACCCTGAGACAGGGTTGTCTTGTGTTGTTGATGGTCGCCAGCGCGTACGCCACACCCTAGAAGCTAACAAGCGCCTGCTAAACGAGGGGAAATCTGCGCTGCTGGTCCCGGCAGTGACTAAACGCGGATCTGCTGTTCGCATGGCGCAGGCAATGGTTTCCGCCAATGAAATCCGTCAGGCCGACACCCCATTGGGCCGGGCGAAAAAAATGGCTGACGCGCTGGAGCGCGGGCATGACGAACAAGACCTTGCCCTGATGTTCGGCGTAAGCATCCCTACCGTACGTGCAACGCTGTCCCTTCTGGATGCCACACAGGCGGTGAAGGATGCAGTGGAACAAGGTGCCATAACCGTAACCCAGGCTCGCCAGCTTACATCTCTCACACCAGATGAGCAGCGGGAAAAGGTAGCCGAAATTGAAGCGGCAACCGCTGGTACTACTGGCCACGAAAAAGCACGTCGTCAGCGCCAGGTTCTTGGGGAAACAAAGCCACGACTCAAATCTCGAAAAGAGATAACCAAAGCCCTCGAAGGTGTAAGCGGCGAATACGCCGAAGCTCTGCGCTGGGTGCTTGGGGAGGTTGTATGAAGTTTGACTCTGAGAATTACAGCAAATACACGCTGCGTCGGTTTGCTGCAGCGGCAAATATTGTCGCATGGGTGGCGGGAGTAATTGTGGCCTGGATCATTTGCATGATTATTGAGTGGTGGACAGCATGAATGTATACGAAATGGACGGTTTTCTGCGTGGTAAATGCTTACCTGGCGATATCAAGGTTAATGAATCAACCGCTGAATACCTTGCGAGAAAAATCAATGCAGCAAGCGAATTAGAAGGCGAAGTAACAGCTCTGGTCGCAACTCTTGAGAAGTGCAAAGAAATTACCAATTGCCCGTCAGAAATTGACCTACAGGACCATTTAAAGCAGTTGGTGGCGGATTCAGTACAGCAACGGATTTCGGAGTTGGAGTCCCCTACATTCACATTCGAAGCCACTGCTGAGCCGTTCACCTGCCCTCGATGCGGAACCACAACAACCCATCTAGAAGGGTGGCACTATTGCCATAAGCGGGAGGGTGAGTAGATGGCCGTTACAAAAATGCAGTGCGTTAGCTCAGCCAAACCAGACTGGTTTACGCCTGGCGCTGTTTACGACTCAGAGCTACGCGGTGTTGATACCTGCATTTGCGGTGACAACCTCGTTTCAGACCTGAACAAAGAGGACTGGTACGAAATGAGCCAGCGTATTGATGGTCTGTGGTTCTTAATCGGTTTTGAGCAGTCAATTTTGTTCCGGGGAGCCAACCAATGACCAGCAAATTAACCATAACCAGAGAGCGCCTGTCAGGAATTGCTCGCGGCGAGCATTGTTACACCCATGATGACGTCATTGAGTTAGCCCTCGCACAGTTGGCCGCAATGGACAGCGAGCCGGTGATTATTGTTGGCGATGGTGGGGATGCGCTTGCTTATCGCCGCCTTATCCAGTCGTTTGCGCCTGGTACTAAGCTCTATCGCCACGCGCAGCAGCCTGTAGTGCCGGATGAGCGATCGGCTTTTAATGCATGGAACAACGAGGACAATCTACCCATCGCTGGGGTTGGTGCAAAAAACGCTGCTTGGTTGGCATGGCAATCCCGCGCCATGCTCCAGGCTGGCAACTCTCCGGTAATTCCGGATGGTTGGGTTGCATGCAGTGAGCGGTTGCCCGACGAAACTCAACCGGTAATTACCGTTTCAGATGGTGGCGTAGTCCAGCGGACGGTATATCAATTCTGCGAAGGTGTTTGGAGTGATTGGTATGAACAGTACGACGATGTGACGGCTGATGCATTCACCCACTGGATGCCGCTGCCATCCGCCCCGCAGGATGTGAAAGGTGAGTAAGGTCGAATTGCTTCAGAAAATATCGGTGCTAGCTACTGAATGCCACGCGCTGGCCTGTGAGCTTGATATTGGTGATGAACGCACGGAAATGTTCGAAATCTACGGCGTGCTGCACAACCTCGGTCGCCGCGGCTACGCCAGCCAGGTAGGACGCCGAATGAATCCTCTGCTCGCATCCTGCGATGACGACGAAGACGAGGAAGATGACGATTGGGATGAGGATGACGACTGATGCCTAAATCCCCGCAGAACGCAAAGCCGCACAATCGCAATATTTGCCAGCCAGCTATACCGCAGAAGGATATTTAACATGAACCATTTAATGATCGACCTCGAAACAATGGGTAATAAACCCAATGCCCCTATCGTCTCCATCGGTGCGGTATTCTTTGATCCACAAATTGGAGATCTGGGTGCCGAGTTCTATGTGGCCATCAACCTCGCCAGCTCGATGGATCAGGGCGCTACTCCCGACGGTGATACTATCCTGTGGTGGCTGAAACAATCATCAGAGGCACGGGCAGCTATTTGTACCGACGATACCAAGCACATTACCGAAGCGCTCTCCGAACTGAGTTCGTTTATCAGCCGCAACTCTGACAACCCACGTTACATGAAAGTCTGGGGTAATGGTGCCAGCTTCGACAATGTGATTTTACGTTCAGCCTACGACCGCGCCGGCCAAACTTGCCCGTGGCAATTCTGTAACGACAGCGACGTACGCACCATGGTGTTGCTCGGCAAAGAACTTGGTTTCGACCCCAAACGGAATATGCCTTTTGATGGCGTAGCCCACAATGCGCTGGCTGATGCTCGCCACCAGGTGAAATACGTGTCAGCGATTTGGCAGCGCCTACTGCCTACCAACACCGAAGAATAAACCAAAACGCCCGGGTGCAGCCGGGCTGTATGGAGAAAAAAATGTCTCGTATGGTCTCTTTACTCGAATGGGCGAAAGATGAATTCGGTAGTGAAGCCCCAAGTGAGCGAGTTTTAAAGAAATATGCTAAAGGTCAAATGATAGCGCCACCAGCAATGCGAGTCGGTCGTCGCTGGATGGTTGACCGGGAAGCTCGCTTTGTAGGGATAATTGCCGAACCTCAAATTCCGAAAAACTCCAACCCTAGATTAAGACGGATTATTAACGATGGCAGCTAGACCGCGATCTCATAAAATATCAATTCCAAACCTTTACTGTAAACTTGATAAGCGGACAGGGAGGATTTATTGGCAATATAAACACCCGACCACAGGCCGGTTTCATAGTCTCGGCACAGATGAGGCTGAGGCAAAACAGGTGGCAACTGAAGCGAACACTATCATTGCTGAGCAGCGCACCAGGCAAATCCTGAGTGTAAATGAACGCATTTCGCGCATGAAAGGACAACGTTCTGACATTACTGTTTCAGCCTGGCTTGATAAGTACGAGTCCGTTCAGGAGGAAAGGTTACAACACAACGAACTCAGGCCAAATTCTTACCGGCAGAAAGCAAAGCCCATACGTTTGTTTCGTGAGCATTGTGGTATGCAATATCTAAAAGATATTTCGGCACTCGATATTGCCGAAATTACAGATGCTGTTAAGTCTGAAGGGCATAACAGAATGGCTCAAATTGTTCGTATGGTCATTATCGATATATTCAAAGAGGCGCAGCACGCAGGGCATGTACCTCCTGGATATAACCCTGCACTTGCTACCAAGCAACCCCGAAACAAAATCACCAGGCAACGTTTATCACTAGAGGAATGGAAGACTATTTATGAATACGCTGAGCATCAACAGCCATATTTGCAGTGCGGAATGTTACTAGCAATAGTAACCGGTCAGCGCATAGGTGATATTTGTAATATGAAATTCTCCGATATCTGGGATGACATGTTACATATTGTGCAGGAGAAAACAGGTACTCGCCTTGCTATTCCGCTCTCACTAAGAAATGAAGTACTAGCTATTTCATTACGCGATGTTGTTTCAAAATGTAGAGATGCTGTGGTTAGTAAATATCTGGTCCATTTCAGACATACCACTTCTCAGGCTAACCGTGGTGATCAGGTGTCCACGAAAACTCTGACTTCTACATTTAAAAAAGCACGAGACAAAAGTTGTCTTGCATGGGATGAAGGCACCGCCCCAACCTTCCACGAGCAGAGATCACTTTCAGAACGACTATACCGGGAACAAGGCTTAGATACTCAGAAATTATTGGGCCACAAATCCAAAAAAATGACGGATAAATACAACGATGACCGGGGTAAAGACTGGCTCGTTGTAGGTCAAAAAGCAGTATGA